CAACCGCATTAGCAGCCGCAAACGCCCCCCGCAGCAGCAACCCTAGAGGGTCAGCTCCGCTATGTCTTCCCGAGCAACTAGGGGTGCACCTGGGTATCGAACCCAACCACAGAAGAGATTCGCTTTACAAGTTAAGGCTCGAGTCTCAGACGGCAATGCACTCGCTAGAGGCGAGAACATAGGCAACGGAGTCCAAGCTTATCTTGGACCTGTTATAGGTGACAAATTACCTTATCTCACCACAACGAGCAGAGCCGATTTCCTCAGCGCTTTTAACAAGCGCGTCAATTTCAAGAGCACACAGAGGGTCGATCGTTCGATAAGAGCGTCGGCCCGTGCCCTTATAAAGGAATTGGTGCCAGTTAAGCTCGATGATTTTAGGTGGGACGTGGACTTATTTGAGGACTGGGTTAACCAGTTCGATTCCGAAAAGCAGGTCCGCATGAGAAAAGCCTACGAGTACGAAGGCCTAGAACTCTTAGGAGATTATTCTAGGAAAGAACTCTTCACAAAAATTGAAGCTTTGGTAAAACCACACGAAAATGTCGCTCCCAGGATCATCTTTAAAGGCACTGATTATTATAACATGATTAGTGGACCAATATTCAAAGTATTGATGGACCGGTTTAAGAGCACAGAACGTAACGCAAAACGCTTCAAGGTTATGGTATCTTATAAGCAACACACTCCTGAGATTGCGACTTTCATGACCCAGCGGCATTGTGCCAGCTACATGGAAGCAGATTTCTCATCGAATGACAAGACTCAAGTGAAGGATGTCATAGAGTTAGAGTGTATGTTTATGAGGAGACTCGGGTGCCCCAAATGGTTTGTTGATCTTCATTTGAAGACTAACAAATTCTCAGCGTACAATTCGAAGTACGGCGTGTCCGCCGTCGTTGAGAATCAACTACCAACCGGGGCTACTGACACCACGTTCCGTAACAGTTTTTTGAATTTGGTGATTTTCAATGCTTGGGCTTTCAAGTATAAAGTGAATGATGCTTTGGTGTGCGTCATGGGAGATGATATGGTCTGCGGCTTGAGTCGTAGGGTACGGCGTTGCGCCTACCACTACGAGCAAGTCGCTAGAACCGCCAAGATGGTAGCAAAGGTGACTACAGCACCGACTTTGCATCGCATGCATTTTCTTTCGAAACACTTCATCCCGGTAACACGTGGTGAGGTGTCGCATGTGATGTTACCGTTTATTGGTAAGGTTCTAGCGAAGTTTAATGCCAGGCCGAATTCCAATCAATCTGTCTCCGATGACGAGTATATGGCCGGTAAGAGTCTTTCTCATTGTTACGAGTTCAGACACTGTCACGTTTTACGTGACTTATTCGTAAGCCGTGCTAATCAACATCTACTAAACTCTGGTGGTAAGTATTCTCTTGAGGGAGTTACTTACCACGTTCGGCAGTTTGCCGTTCACAAAGGTTTAGTGGAGTCCATGTTGACTGGCTCTACGACTTACGACGATCTCGTGACTACTGAGGATCTTAGCCTCTTCTGGCTCACCATGGCTGACTTGACATTCTCTGACGTCTTTCCTCTTATCAGCGCAGTTGTGTTAACCCACGGGTTTGGCATACTTGATAATGAGGCTCTGAAGATGCTGGTGGATTACTGACCACACTTAACGTGATCGGTGGAACGCCAGTGCGACCCGATTGACATCAGAGGTGTTTACGTCTAGTTCACCCTATAAAAGCCTAG